TCATAGCCCTAATGATAGGCAAAGGCTACACACCGGATGAACTTCAATGGGACGGGAAGAAGTTTACAAACTCTGCCATCGTGACTCGTTGGAATTACTTTCTGTTGGGTTGGGAAATGCGGGGGGTTATGTGATCGAAACTATACTTGCCATATTTGCGGTTGGATTCCTTGGTGTCGCAGTGGGTGTTGGCGCGGTCTGCTTGATGGTCTGGATGGCGCTCAATGAAGACTAGAGGCGGCGCCAGGCCAGGCAGCGGGCGCAAGCCCACACCCATCAGCGAGTCCAGGGCCATAACGCTGTGGAACGAAGGCGTCACCAAGAAGGAAATCGCCAAGCGTTTTGGCGTGGACTATCAGGTGATTCGGTACTTTTTCAAGAAGAAGCAAATGTTCAGGACATGAACAGCGCGGCTTCGTCCTTGCGGCGGTTCTCAAGCCCTCTGAGCACCTTGCCGCCGGCCTTGCAGTACTGCAACAGCGACGCTATGGCCGCGTCTTTTTCCCCGCGAAGAACCTTCTGACGGAAGGTGCTGCGCTGTAGCGTTCCCAGACCAACATTGAAAGCAAAGCTGACGCAAGCATCGAATTGGCCTTGGGTAAGAGCCACGGGAATGAGTTGCCCCACGCCGCGCTCAAAGCGCTGTAGATCGGCTTTAAGAATTCCATCTACTTCGTCTTTTGAAAACGTGCGATTGTCTTCTGGGCGAAGCGGGTAAGCGCCTCTTTGATCGATTGGAATTTTTGCTTGATCTGGGTAAAGTACATGTCCGACTCCTATTGTCCAAAGCTGTGCTGGGCAGCGGTACGGTTTGTACCGAATGCCCTCATGGTGCTGGATCATCTTGATCGCATCAGCGCTGACGTTCATTTCGACTTAAACGCTTGGCCACCAAACCAGAACGACACAATGCAAGCCCAGATGATCTGGGTCTCATCGTCCCACAGGTGATTGAGCGCCACATCAAAGGCAACGTCTGTATGCCAGGCGTAATAAAAACCAAAAATCTCAACAAACATAAACATGGCAAACATGCCGTAGGTGATGACGCTACGGGTAGCAGCGCGCATGTTGGTCACCCAGATGCTGGCGCCTTGGCCCAAAGCTATGTCGTGCGCATAGAGCGCCTGGCGCTCTTGCATGGCCGTCTGGTTGTTGGTGACCTCGGCGTTGATCTGAATCTGCTCGGTCTGGATGTGCTCAATGCGCTCTTGGGCCTCCAGGCCAGCTTTCTTCAAGGTCAATTCACGCTCGGTTTGCATAGCGGCCAGCGCCAGCTCATGCTTCTTGTCGGCCCGGTCTTGGAATAGCTCAAGGATTTTGGGCAAGCCGCCCATCAAGAAGCTGATAAGGGATGAGAATAGAGTAAGCATTATTTTCCTTTTATGCGTTGAGTGACACCAATTTTTTCTTCAAGAATAGCGATGTGCATCCGGTTGACTTGAATGTCATCCCGGTTCTTTTGTATTTCTTTTTCCAGGTCTTGGCGCAATTTCTCACGGGCCAACTCTGCGCCCGTGTTGCTGGCCTGCTTGTTGTCTGAGGTCACCACCAAGCTGATCTTGTTGTTCAGGATGGTCACTTCATGCGACAGCGTGGACAAGGCGTTCATCAGGTAGACCACGCAAGTAAACAGGATCGGCAGCAGGGCAAACGCCACCTTTTCAATTAAGGCCGACTTGGCCTCCAGCTTTTCCGTCATCTTTTTTCCTTTCGTCTTCGATCTGCTTGCGCAGTTTTTCGGTCTTTTCCATCTGGGCCTTGGCCTCGCGCTTGACGACCATGGTGTCCACCAGCATCATACCGACCAACGGCAACATCAACACGAACACAAACGCGAACAGGACTAGAACAAAGAGATACCCCGACGATGGAGACTTATCAGCCACATCAGGCAGATCAGGTAAGCGGCCACGAAAGCTACCACCACCGTTTCCAGCGTTCTGTCCAATATCCGATTTTTTAACCTTCGTCGCCGCCATTCAGCCACCCGTTTTTTGTGCAGTTCCCGCGCGTTTGCTTCAGCTTTTTGATCCAGCAGCCGCTGGTACTCTTCAACGATGTCTTTCCAGAGGTCGGGCATGCCCAACTCCCAACGCACCATTCTCTCAAGATCAGCGTAGAACTGCTTAGTCTGGCGCAAATACATGACATTATCTATGGCTTGGGTGGCTAGGTCGTCTTTGACTCCTTTGCGTTGGTTCTCCTCGCGCTGGACTTCGGCCTTCTCATGGCTGGCTTCCAATTCGGCGTGGCCTTTGAAGAAATTGGACAGGGCGCCGCCGACCTCGCTGGTGATCTTGGATAGGTCGTTGCCCGTCTTCTTCAGGTCTTGATAGACGCTGATGCACCCCTTTATGCCTTCGTAGGCGCCTTTGCACAGGGCAAAGGCCGTGATAGGGTCCACCTCACTTGTCAGCCTTGTTGTCGAGCTTGTCGAAAATCTTGCCCAGCATGTCGCGGATGTCGCGGATGTCGGCCTTGTAGTCGTCGCGGCTCACGTAGTCGTGCGGCATGCTGCGCACGTCGCTATCCAGCCGGTCGATGGCGATGTAGATGCGGTTGAGCGTCCACCCGCCGAAGAACCCGGCGATGGCCACGGCGATGTTGAAGAGTATTTGGTAGTCCATCATTGTGCCAAAGCGTTACGGTTTTCTGATGCAGGCGCAAGATTGTTGGCGGGCGCTGTAGGCATAGCCGCCGCGCGTGTAGTTGCAGCCCCAACTTTAGCCCACGTTGACGGGTCTGAAATAGCTTTCAAAACTTTGCCGCGCTCATTTGCGGGAAGCGTAGCCAGCATCTCGTCAAAGGATTTTGCCGACATGGCAGCGTCGGCTAATTTTTGAATGGTTTTGTCGCCTACTTTAGCGCCTAGTGTTTCCAGCAAACGATTAGCAACTGTTACCAAGCTGTTTAATGGATTTGGCACCCGAAAGCTAGTCAACTCATCTTTTATCAGATCGGACGCCCGCTGCTGCCCGGGGGTAATTTGCAGTCCAATAGCCGCCTCTGTTTCTAGCTGTTTAGCAACTTCACGAATGCTCGTAAGTTGCTCTGGGGTCAAAACTTCGCTTAAAGACTCAAACCGAGGGGCACCGCGACCACCAGCGCGTTTGAGCATGGCTTGCTCACCGCGACCCAGCACGTTCAAAAACGGTTGCATGCGTTCGCCGCCGCCCGGCTTTTCCAGCACCGACAGCATTTCTTTAAGAACTTGCGCTTGGTTAACCGGCGCGGAAAGGTCTGAAAAAATCTGGCGAGCTTGCCCATACGCCGGCACTTTTGTTTCAAAAATTTTGGTGTAGTCGCCCAGCAAACCTCTAGCGGCCAATTGCGTATCTCGGCCTACTTGGCTGGTTGGCGCGCCATACGCAATGTCACTTAGGGCGCGTTTAAGATAGTGCAAAGACTCGCCAGTAATTTCAGCGGTTTCACCTGGCAGTTCTCGCATGATCGGGTTACCGGCGGCGTCCAGCACACCCGTCTCAACCATCGCAGCCGGCGTGGTCTTGCCCATAATGAAAGGCCGCCCTTCCATCTTGGCAATGTTGGCCGCAGCGGCCAATGTGCCTTGAGGCATCCGCGAAATAACATCGCCCAGTTCGGCGTCCAAAGGAACCACCGCTTTGTCAGCGGCTGCGTACAAAGGTTGCGATGCGCTTCGGCGGGCGTCAATCGCCGCTTTAAGATCGGGCGTAACACCTTGAATTGTTGATTTGCGAGCGCTTTCTTGCGCGGCTTCAATTGCTGCGCGTGTATCAATAGATGGCTGCGCACCTTTAGGCGCGCTCTTTTTAATCGCCTTTTCCATCGTAGCTTGGGCAGCCGGCGAGAGAACGCCATATCGAGCTAAAGCCTGTTGCGCAGTCAAGTCTAAACCTTCGGCTTGGGCCTGTTGCATAGCCGCTCTTGCAGCGGCAATTTGTTCAGGCGAACCAAGCGATTCGCGGGCTATTTTTGCGGCTAATTGATTTGGTATTTGGCGCACGTCAGCAATTTTGCCCGCACCTTTTACCAACAAATTTACCGCGCCGGGGGCAAACGCGCCTACCCCAGCACCAATAGCCGCGCCTGTTTCCGCGTCGGCGGGGTTGATCAGCGCAGCCGTAGTGCCGCCCGTAATGGCGCCGCCCGCAGCCCGAATACCCATGTCGGCAGCCCGCGCCGCGCCGCCTTGCACCGTTCGGCCAGTTGAAAAGCCGCCGGTGCGAATGGCTGTTGCAAGCGCCGGTGCAATTTTTGCCAAAGGTGCGGCAAGGCCCGCGCCCACAGGCGCTGTCGCCGCTACTTCAGCCGCTAGTTCGCCTGCACCGGTAGAGGTTGGATATTCTTGCTTGAACGGCGCAACACGCGCTTGTGCTTCCGCGCGGCGGCGAGCGGCGTCAGCCGCCAAAGCAGTACCAGCTTCTTGAACTAAATTAAGCGGGCGTTGCCCCGTCATGAGGCCAGATAAAGTTTGATTTGCGGGGAATAAATTGCCAACAGCTCGCAATCCTTTTCCTAACAATTCTTGGCCGCCAAACATGACGTTGCCGCCGCCGCTAATAATGCCTTCTGACGCTGCTTGGAGTGGCGCGCCTATCTGCTCCAGTACCCCAAGAACTCCGGTCAATTTAGGTTGCGCAGGTGTACGCGGGCCGGGCATTCCGGTGCCGCTTGGCGCGGCAGGCGCGTCATCGGTTAGCCATTTGTTGTCTACAAGGTACGCTTTTACGCCTTCCTTATTGGTGGCAGACTGTGTGATCGGCTTCCACTGGTCGCCAACCAAAACAACACGTTCGCCGGTAGTGGGGTTGGTTGCAGTTTGCAAGCTCATGTTTTACCTTTGATCGGGGACAAATCCAGCCGGCGGTGCAATCTGCGCAGGCGCTGCACCTTCAGTAGCCATATCGCTACTTACAAACTGACCTTGACGTTCTTTCATTAAACGAAGAACAGTTTTACCCGCTTCTTTTCTGATTGCTGTGGGAAGCGTAGGATCGGCCAATTGACCCGCAGCTTCTTTGTAAGACTGCGTGTCTTTGTTTGATTGCGGGCCTTCAAATCGTGGAACCATTTTCAACACCAAGTCTGCAACTGGCGCAATTTTTCCAATTGCAATTGCGCCTTTTGTTGCTTGGCCAACAAAGCCTGCACCAATGTCAACTAGCCGACCTGCACCGCTGCCAGTAGATTGATCAATCAGTCCACCATCTTTTGTGATGTCGCCTAGCTGTGTAATCGCAAAATTAAGGTCTTTACCCATTTGCACTCGTTGCGCTGCCGTCTTTTCGGCAAACGCTGAGGGCTTACCTTTAACTGGCACGCCGCCCAGAGTACTGGGCGTAACCGCGCCGGTATCCATGTTCATGATACCCAACGTGCCGTCGCTCATCGTTACTTGCTGTGTGCGGGGCGCTGCCTCTGGACGTGGCGCGCGACTAGCCGCAGCGCGAGCGGTAACAAAGTCCTGAAACGAACCTTTGAAATTTCCACCGTCTGGTGTTTTGGCAAACGTATATTCGGCCACCATAGACGGCGGTGCGGGCGGTTTTTCAACCGACGGCACCACAACGCGGGCGTTGCGAGGGTCAACCAAACCTACGCCAGGAACATTTTGGTACGTGGGTTCTCTGGACGCCAAAGCAATATCCGCGTCCATGGCACGCGCCGCCGCAATGGCTTGAGGCGTGCCCATAGCCAAAAGAGCGTTGCGTTTAGCCCGCAAATTACTTACGTCTGGCGCAGCTAAAGCATTTGCGGCTGGAGCCGGCGCAGGAGCAAGCCGATTGACAGGCTCGGGGGCCATGCCAAACGTACCCGAACCCAATGCACCGGCTTGCATGGGCGCGGTTAACGCATTTGCTACCGGCGCGGCGCGCGCGGATGCCGGTGTTTCACCCATACCCATGATGTTGGCAAACTGTGCGCGCTCATCCAACTTTTGACGCAAGCCAACACCAAACTCAACAAACTTGGGGTTGCCTGATTTAAGGTAAGCGTCAGCGATCTGGTTCAGATCCGCCGGGCCGCCATGCTCTACAGCTTTGGCTTGAATTTGCTTGAGTGTTTCGTCATCCCGGCGCATCTGATCAAGTTGCATTTGGCTAACCTGATTTTGATTTTGCATTGCTTGAAGTTGCGCAACTTGGGCATATTGGGCCAACGGGTTGGCCACTTCAATGCCTCTAACGCCTAATGCAATGTTTGGGTCAAGTGCCATGGTTTACCTCAAAAAGGTGTGTCAATCATTCCGGCGCGGCTGCCAGTGCCGTAATCGCCGCCGCCATATCCGCCGCCACCACCGTAGTAAGGGTTCATACTGACGTTACGGGCGTTAAGTGCATTGACCAAGTTGTTGCCTTGGTTGTAGTTCAAATAAGTGCTCAAGCCGCCGGTCAAAGCGTTGGCCGCGCCGACTTGACCCGCCGCGCTTGCGGCTGCACCGGATGTCATCAGGTTGCCCATATTAGCCGCAGCGTTTTGTCCAGCCGCGCCAATTTGACCCGTGGCCGTTTGACCATAACCCGCCAAAGCCGCCAAACGGTTGTAGCCTGTGGCCTCACGCGCCACATCAGCGTTGTAACCTGTTAGCGCCCGGTTGTAGGCGTTTTGGTACTCTTGGCTGCCCATTTCTTGACCAAATCGTTGTGCGGCCTTCATGGCCCCGCCAGATATCAAACCACCCCTTGCGGCGGCACTTCGATCCAATGCCTTCTGGCCTTCCGACAATCGAAACGCATAGCCTGGGTCTTGACCCAAGTTGACTTGACCAGTAAACGCTCCAGGCATCATGTTGCGCTGTGCTTCAAGCTGGGGCAACGCACGAATGCCAACTTGGCGAAATGGTTCTTGCAACGCCGCTTGCTCTCTAAACATTTGCAGTTGCGCATCAGACGCACGGCTGGCGGCGTCTGCCTGCGTGCTGGCCGCGCTGCGCGATGCGCTGCTACCTAATAGTGAGCCACCAATAATGGCGGCGGGGATCATCCAAGCCATATCAAACTCCTTCGCTTAAAAGCTGTGCAATTTTATGCACTTGCCGGTTATCTACAGGTGCGATGATTACGTCATCAATCTCATCTTCGTCAGTGCAATCAGTTGCGTGAATGCAGTACCAAACAACGTCTGTCAAAGAGCGAATGCCATGGTGTTTGCCCGCTTTAATGGTAATGCAAGCTGGGGCGTACATCACGGTAGAGTCACCATCAACAATCAACTCAACTGAGCCTTTAGCCAGCACCGACAAATGGTCAAACTTGTGCGTATGCTGAACCAACCATTTGTCGGCGGGAATGAATGTTTCCTTGGCGTAAACGCCGCCACCAAAATGATGCTGGATGTCAGGCTCAATAAACTTCATTAAGTCACCTCACGGCCACTGACACGCATGTTGATCGCTGTGGCAGTGCCTGCAATGGT